CCACGATTAGTCTCAAGGGAGCCGACAGGCCAGAGACAATGCGTGGTGTGTCCTTGAAGTTTCTCGTGATGGACGAGTACGCAGACATGAAGCCTGACGTATGGGAACAGATTCTCCGTCCAGCACTCGCTGACCAGAAGGGATCAGCGTTGTTCATAGGTACGCCTATGGGCAGGAACCACTTTTACGAACTGTACAAGTACGCAGAGCTAGGTGACGATGAGACTTACAGGGGCTGGCATTTCACCAGCTACGACAACCCAATCTTGGACGCCACTGAAATCGACATGGCGAAGAAATCAATGTCGAGTTACGCCTTTAGACAAGAGTTCATGGCCTCGTTTGAAGCCAGAGGCTCAGAGATGTTCAAAGAAGATTGGATCAAGTTCGGAGAAGAGCCAGAAGACGGAGACTACTACATCGCTGTTGACTTGGCTGGCTTTGAGGACGTAAACAAGAAACGGACGAAGAACACTAAACTTGATGAAACCGCAATCGCTGTTGTTAAAGTTGGTACTGATGGCTGGTACGTTGATAACATTATACATGGGCGGTGGGAGCTTAACGAGACTGCCACCAAGATATTTCAGGCCGTTAGAGACTACAGACCCGTTAGCGTTGGTATTGAACGAGGGATTGCAAAGCAAGCTGTAATGTCTCCCCTGATGGACCTGATGAAGCGCTACGGGCAGTTCTTCAGGGTAGAAGAGTTAACCCACGGTAACAAGAAGAAGACCGACAGGGTTATGTGGGCGCTACAGGGGCGCTTTGAAAACGGATTTGTAACTTTGAGCAAAGGCGAGTGGAACAGTAGGTTCTTGGACCAACTCTTTCAGTTTCCTGACGCACTAACACACGATGACTTGATTGACGCTCTGGCGTACATAGACCAGCTAGCTAAAGTTGCGTACAGTTACGACTTTGAGATTGACGACCACGAGATACTAGACGTAGTAGCAGGATACTAACAGTGAAAGTTTTCAGACCCTTCAATACCTACGGAATATACGCAATCAGTACTGTAGTGTTTTTTACACTAGGGTACTGCGTTGCTGTACTTTAAGGAACCTAAGATGGCAGAAGATATTTACAGCCCAGATCCTCTAATGATAGAGGAGTCTCTGGAAGAGTGGGTGATGACCAAGTGTGAAAACTGGAGAGATCACTATGAGTCAAACTACGAACAAAAATTTGAAGAATACTATAGGTTATGGCGAGGTCAATGGGACCCTGTTGACTCCGAAAGAGCATCGGAACGTTCTAGAATTATCTCTCCTGCGCTTCAGCAAGCTGTAGAGTCTAACGTAGCGGAGCTAGAAGAAGCCACGTTTGGCAGAGGTAAGTGGTTCGATATAGAAGACGATACTAACGACCAAGACAAGCAGGACATCCTGTACCTCAGAAAGAAACTGACAGAAGACTTTGAAGCCTGTAAGATCCGTAAGGCTGTCGCTGAGTGTCTCATTAATGCCGCTGTGTTTGGCACAGGCATCGGTGAGATCACGCTGGAAGAAATCAAGGAGATGGCTCCAGCTACACAGCCGATCATGGACGGACAGTTGACTGCTGTAGGCGTCAACATTACCGACAGGGTTGTAGTTAAGCTGAAGCCTGTGTTGCCTCAGAACTTCCTGATTGATCCTGTAGCTACGTCTGTTGAGGACGCTATGGGTGTCGCTGTGGACGAGTTTGTGTCTAAGCACAGCGTAGAGCTACTACAGGAGCAAGGCGTGTACAGAGAGGCACTGATTGAATCAGCGGCTCCTGACGCAGACCTAGAGCCTGACCAAGACCTCACAATCTACAACGATGACAAGGTACGACTAACCAAGTACTACGGTCTTGTGCCTCGTGAGTTGCTAGAGGCTGAAGACGTAGACGTAGAAGACGAATCAAAGTACGTTGAGGCTATCGTAGTTATCGCTAACGGCGGTACGCTCTTGAAGGCAGAAGCTAACCCTTACATGATGAACGACAGGCCCGTGGTGGCGTTTCCTTGGGACGTAGTGCCCGGACGCTTCTGGGGACGTGGAGTGTGCGAGAAGGGTTACAACAGCCAGAAGGCGCTAGATACAGAACTTAGGGCACGTATTGATGCCTTGTCACTTACTATTCATCCTATGCTGGCGATTGACGCAACTAGATTACCTAGAGGCGCTAGACCAGAAGTACGTCCCGGCAAGATGATACTAACTAATGGAGATCCCCGTGAAATACTTCAACCTTTCAACTTTGGGCAAGTGGGGCAAATCACTTTTGCACAAGCCGCTAGCCTTCAACAGATGGTGCAACAAGCAACTGGAGCCGTGGATTCCGCTGGCATTGCGGGACAAGTCAATGGTGAAGCTACTGCCGCTGGCATTAGTATGTCTCTTGGTGCTATTATTAAGCGGCATAAGCGCACTCTTATAAACTTCCAGCAGTCTTTCCTGCTCCCGTTTGTAACCAAGGCCGCACACCGGTACATGCAGTTTGACCCTGAGAACTACCCTGTAGCTGACTACAAGTTTAACGCTACGAGTACTCTGGGTATCATCGCTCGTGAGTACGAGGTTACACAGTTGGTGCAACTCTTGCAGACTATGAAGCAAGACAGCCCACTGTACCCTGTGCTGATCCAGAGCATCATCGACAACATGAACCTCAGTAACCGTGAGGAGCTTATTGCGGCAATGCAACAGGCGTCACAGCCTAACCCGCAAGCACAGCAGATGGCACAGGTAGCACAACAAGCACAACTTGAGTTCCAGCAAGCGCAGACTGCCGCCCTACAAGGACAAGCCGCAGAGTCTCAGGCTAGGGCTAATAAGTACGTCGTGGAGGCACAGCTTGCGCCACAGGAGCTTGAGATTGAAAAGATTGAAGCAATCACACGAAACCTCAGAGAAGGTGACGAAGACGACAAAGAGTTTGAGCGTCGACTGAAGGTTGCTGAAGTAGCAATAAAAGAAAAGGCAATGAACAACCAATTATCTAGAGGAGCAACACCCCGTGCTAATGACACAAGTGGAAATGACCAAATTCCTAGACCAAATCAACCAAGCGTTCAAAGACCAGTTCGACAAATTGGAAATGCTCCAACTCAAACTGGACCAACTGGAGGCCAAGGTCAATGAGCGAGAAAGACCCAAGACTAGCAAGAGCGGGAGTAAGCGGGTACAACAAGCCGAAGCGGACGCCTAATCACCCTACGAAGTCACACGTAGTTGTGGCTAAAGAAGGGGACAAGGTTAAAACCATACGATTTGGACAACAGGGAGTCAGCGGTGCTGGAAAAGATCCTAAGACAGCTAAAGAAAAGGCGAGGCGTAAGTCCTTTAAGGCTAGACACTCTAAGAACATTGCTAAAGGAAAGATGAGCGCCGCATACTGGGCAAACAAGGTGAAATGGTGACATGGCTAAGAACATGAAACACTACAAGCGTGATGGAACCCTGTGGTCAGGGAACACGCACAAAATGCCTGATGGTTCGCTCCACACAGGTAAAACCCACGGCAAGACCTCTGTAAGACTGTATCACTACAAGGATTTGTCTAAAAAAGCAAAGGAGAAAGCAAATGTATAACAAAGGTAAAAAGAAGAAAAAGCCAAAGGGTAAATAACGATGGCTAGGGGATTATACAGTAATATTCACGCAAAACGCAAGAGAATTGCCGCTGGTTCTGGCGAAAAGATGCGTAAACCCGGATCTAAAGGCGCTCCTACAGCCAAAGCGTTTAAAAAGGCGGCTAAAACAGCTAAAAAAAAGTAAATAATACCGATAAATAATACTTGACTTTTAGTCAAAAATATGTTATAATAGGAGATATAGAGACAACCTTATGGCCTCACTAGATCAAGAAACAGAACAGTATTACAACAAGTACTTTGACCTGTTTAACACCGCTGGTTGGAAACAGTTAATCGAAGAACTACAACAAAACGCTCTCGTAATCAACAGCGTAGAAGCTACCAAAGATGAAAACGATTTGTATGTACGTAAAGGACAACTAAACGTACTAGCTTATCTAATTAACTTTGAAGCTACTACTAACAACAACTACGAAGAGCAAACTAGCGATGATTAAAGTATTTGATTTTCGCTGTACTAACGGACATACCTTTGAAGAATTTGTAGAAGGTGACGTTACATCCAGTAGGTGCGGGTGTGGCGCTAACGCTACAAAAATCGTTTCAGCAACTCAACACATACTCGAAGGGTCTTCTGGGGATTTCCCCGGCAGACACATGAAGTGGGTACGTGAACACGAGCAAGCTGGGCGATCTAGTCGGGAACCCTAGTCCTAGGTCACTTCCCATTTTAATCCTCCATAACCTTAATAATAGGCGGGGTAAGTTTACATTATGTCACGAGCACAATTACTTGATGAGCGTCCTGAAGAAGAACCAACGGAAACAACTGAAGAACTAACCACAAATTCTATTGAGACTCCTGAAGAGGAACAACCTCAAGAACCAGAAGTACCGGAAAAGTACCGTGGTAAATCTGTAGAAGACCTTGTACAGATGCACCAAGAGCTTGAGAAGTTTTCAGGCAAACAGAGTACGGAAGTTGGTGAGTTACGGAAGGTCGTTGATGACTACATTCAGACACAACTCTCAATCCAACAAGCACCTCAAAAACAGCAACAAGAATACGATGACGTAGATTTCTTTGTAGATCCACAGAACGCTGTTAACAGAGCTATAGACAATCACCCTAAGATCAGAGAAGCAGAAGCTTACACAAAGCAAGCAAGACAACAGGCTACTCTTGCACAGTTGAAATCCAAGCATCCCGATATGGAGAGTATACTACAGGACGCCAAGTTTGCTGAGTGGATCAAGGGGTCAAAAGTCCGAACACAGTTGTTTGTTCAGGCAGACCAAGGGTACGATTACGATGCGGCTGACGAACTGTTCAACCTCTGGAAAGAGAGAGCAGTAGTAGCACAGCAGACCGCCAACGTTGAAAAACAGGCACGTAAGAACACTCTGAAGTCAGCCAGCACAGGCAACGCTCGTGGAACAGCGGAGGGAACACGCAAGAAAGTTTATCGTCGTGCTGACATTATTAAACTTATGCGAACAGACCCAGAGCGTTACCAAAGTCTTTCAGATGAATTACTGAAAGCATACGCAGAGGGTCGTGTACGCTAGCCTAACATTTAAGGAGAATTAAAATGGCTGGTGAAACCTCTGGTGCATATTTTACAGCTAATGCTGTAGTAGACAAAACTGCGGCGGGTACTTTTATCCCCGAAATCTGGTCCGATGAAATCATCGCCGCTTATCAAAAGAACCTGAAGATGGCTCCCCTTGTCAAGCGTCTGTCGATGACTGGCAAGAAGGGTGACGTTATTCACATTCCTAAGCCCATCCGTGGATCAGCTAACGCTAAGGCAGAAGCTGTTGCGG